TTATATATAGCATTAGTATTATTTCCCGGTGTGCTTCTGCGCACCGGGCTTTCTTTTTCATTCCCCCTCGCCTCCCCTTCATCTTATCACAAACGTTTTGAACAAATGTGCAGGAGGAAGTGCCGGACAAAATCAGGAACACATATATATATTTTTTATTTTTCTTTCTTCTTTAAAAATACCCTACCCAAAAACACGATAAAATTTTGTGCTTTCGTGCAGACACCTATTTTTCTTCATTTATTACATTAAAAATCAGATATTTACACATTGCACGATTTTCGTACAAAAACGTACGATTCGTACAAAAAGGCACAAAAATGCATTTTGTACGCAAAACAATGATTTTGTGCCAAAAAGTACATCATTTTGTACGGGGTTAACAAATTGATATTCAGCACTTAAGTAAAAGTTCATAGTTATTTTGCACAATCGCACAAAAAAATAGTACGGTTTTGGAAAGGGTGATACACTGAATACACTCTTTTTTCATTGATATACAAGGTTTCTTCATTTCTTTTTTGTACATTAGCTCCATACCTAAACCAAACGTTTTTATGATTACTACTAAGATTGAAGTACCACCACATCTTAAGGAGTATCTTATCGGAAAGTTCTGTAATATGCAGGACTCTCCGATTCGTTTTCCGGATAATACGGATATCTACCACTTTATCTACGACCTACTTGAACGACGTCCATGCAACGTCATTGATCATGGAAATCTAGAAATTATCCTGCCGGAACGCAGTTTAGGCAAAAATCCCAAAACATACAATTATCTGGGAATACGTTCACAGATTATCCTCGTACGAAAGATCGATCGAATGTTATGGGCAGAAGCCCATGACTTCCTGGACGAACAAAAGCATACCTATGGTATCACTTATATCAATGCGATACATAATTTCATGACTATGTATGGAATTGATTCAATCACAGAGGATGCATTCAAAAAGAACTATTACCGGTGGAGAGCCGAAATTCGCCGGAAAGAGAAAAAAAGAGGTTATAATCGCTCAAAAAAATAGCCGGGCAAGTGTAGTTAATTGTCCTTTTTTTGATCGAAAAATGTTCGAAAAACGACTCAAAAATGCGTACTAATTGAAAATCAACACTTTATGAATAATTATAATAATATGGGAGGCATATTAAGTGCCGATATCCTATTTAAAAATGAAATTGCATTGTTTGCTGTTCATCAGAACACTGCGTGTATCAAAATTACAGAGGGACACACCTGGCATCCCCTCCACACTCTAGGTGTTATTGAAGCTCCGACTGTCACCCCTAATGAAACCTCCGGAGGTACGATATATAAATATTCAACAAACATCCGGCTTCTCAAAGCAGCTATCAGCCTAAAAGAAGCTGATAATTTACGCTATAAGATTGTCGAAGGATGTATTCTCCGTTGTAAAGATACCAACGGATATGAATATATTTATGGTACAGCACAATATCCACTATTGGGAAGTCTGAATAAAATCATCGGGAAAAAAGTGACTGATTATAGCGGCTATGAATTACAGTTATCAGGAACCTCTATTTATCCGATACTTCAGTACTACAACTTATAATTCGTCCTTCCGTACCATTTTCAATAAATGTATCATTGCACCAAAATCAGTATAATGAGCCAAAAACGTATCATTCTTTCCGATTCCTCACTCAATCGTTACGGATTCCGGGTACTTACTTCCGGAATGCTAATCGAAGCATTCAAGAAAAACCCGGTCATGCTATATATGCATTTCCGTGATGAGGGTTCTCCCATTTGGGGAGATTCAAAAGCTATCGGTCATTGGGAGGATATACAACTTAACGGCGACGAACTTTCTGCCATTCCTATTTTCGACAAAGTTGATGATCTATCAAAAGCAATTGCCGCAAAATACGAAGCAGGGACTTACAACGCTGCAAGCGTCGGAATCCGCATTATTGCTACCTCAGCAAACAAAGATCTTCTAGTACCCGGTCAAACCCGTGAAACTGTCACGGAATGCGAGTTAATGGAAGCATCTATTGTGGATATTCCGGCAAATTCCAATGCCGTTCGCCTCTATGATCGTTCCACATCCGTTCTCCTGGCAGCGGGTATGGACACGAATTCCGTGCCAGTATTATCAACTTCATTCAAAGACAAAATGACTTTAAAAGAATCATGGTCAGCTTTTTTATCTTTTCTGAATATCAGCCAAGATAAGGCAGTAACGACCGAACTATCAGCAGAGAATCTCGACTCCCTGCATAATGAATTCGCCCGTCTGAAATCGGAGAACAGTTCTCTCGTACAAGCTAAACAGGAGATCGATCAAAAATTATCTGAAGCGACTACTGAGATAGCCGCACTCAAAACGACGGTAAGCGAAAAGGACCAAGAGATCGCTAATCTGAGAACCGAGGTAAGTGCCAAGGATTCAGATATCACCCAGCTCAAAGAACAAGTAGCTAATTTGAAGAAAACACCGGCGCCGGGTGAACGATCCCCAGCTCCCAAGAGTGAACCTGCCGCAAGCGGAGAGAAGGAAGATCTGGCTGCTTACTGCGACAAAAATGCCGGCAATTATCTGGAAATCACAGAACGCCTGAAAACTGACGGCCTCCTTTAATTTACTAACCAACTTTAACTATTAAAGAATATGTCTCCAAAATTAATTGACGTATCGAAATTGAACGAAGCCTTAATCACCTACGATAAGGCTCTTCGCGCGCTCCCATTTGCCACCTTACAGGAAGTTGCCGCCAAACTGGGATTGAACGTGATGGATCTGCAAGGCAAACATGCCCTAATCAATGAGCGCCGTCGTGCCGGCGGAACCCAGTCTTACAAGATTGGAAAAGACTTCCGTCTGGTTGATAAGCTGCTCGGTTATGAACCTTCCGTCATCGAACCGAAAGATGTTGTATGTATCACTAAAGAGAACTCCCAAAAATACGACGACGGTGAATTGTTGATCGTAGGAGGTCAGCCGGTCAGCAACATCAACAAGAAACATCCTCTTGAAACCCGTGTAGCCTTCACGTTGGTAAAATCGCATATCGAAGACGTGGTATATACATTGTTTCATGCAGAACGTGACGAAGACTCAACCTCACCTTCAGGCGCATTTGACGGTCTGTTTACCAAAGCCGACATGCTGATTACAACAGGTGATGTCAATGCTGCTCGCGGCAACTTTGCCCCATCAGGTCTTTTTACTTTGCCTACAAAGGATACAGACTCCGCCGCTTATGAAAATTTGGTTGAATGGATTGGTGGTGCCAACACTTACCTGCGTTCCTCCAAGTCAGGAATTCCACAGCTGCTTTGTGCTGAAACGGTATTAATAGCTGCACGCTCTGCTCTCCGCAACAAACTGCGTATGCAGGAGTATCCTTCAATGCAGCGTATGATTGAACTTTTGCGTGAAGACGCAATGTGCCCTGCTCTCGAAATTCTCTCCCATGAAGCACTAGGCCAAGGATCGCGTTTGGTTCTTCAGAAAAAAGGCAACATGGATGTCGCTTTCAACACTCAGGCCGCAACCAAATTCTGTCAAATTCGTGACATCTACGAAGATCCGAATGAATGGCAATTCTGGTTACAAACGGGTTATGATACCCGTATCCGCGACTGGCACGAAAAAGTATACCGCTGTAACGAGCAAAAGAACGAATCTCTAGACCTTGCAGGGGATTATTGCAAGACCGGAGGTGTACAAGTCGACATCACAGGAACGGAGAATGCTGCTTGGACCATCAAAGGTAAAGTTGCCGAACGTGGTAATGGTCAATGCATCATCGGTCTCACACCCGGCAAGTACACTATTGAATTTACTGCTGTAGACGGTAAGACTAAACCTGCCGATCAGGAAGTGACTGTCGTGGAAGGCGCAGTTACAACCGCAACCGGTGCTTATACCTAAACTGAGATAAAAAAATGAGCGGCCATTTTGGTCGCTCTATCCTATTCACTCTAAACAATTACACTAATGAAAAAATATACTTACCTAATACTCTGTATGTTCTTTGTGGCTTTGGTTATTGCAATCCCGGAACTACACCCTCAGACATGTCATCTTGATGGAAATACATTGACCATGTTGGCAGCTGGTCCGGCCTTCGCACCGCTGAAATGGAATGTCGGTCAAAATAATATGGGTGGATATAAAGGACGGTTACTGTTCGTCCCATTTGATGCACCCAATACAGTACCCACCGTTCCGGATCCCGGCAAAGCAGCAGACAATGAAGCACTAGTGACGGCAGCCGGTACATTTGCTTTTCCTGCAGAAGGGACGTATAAGCAACCTATTTATCTATATAGTACAGATGCAACAGTCGACTATAAAGCGGAGCAGCAAGGTGAAGCTGACGGGATCAGCTATAAACAAACACTGAGCTTCTTCTTCCCCGGCAATACTCCTGAAATGCATGCATTCAATGCATTGGTAAAAAACACAGCAGGCTATTACGTTTTTGAAGACTCTGACGGCAGACAAATGATCATGGGGCAACCGGGATTATATGCTTCTACCGCTCCTTCATTCAATGGAGGAAAAGCAAGAAGCGACCGTCGCGGTACCACCTATACGGCTACCGCCGATTCCAATTACTCTGCGATCTTCCTGGAAACTCCCATCGATATGGAAGTCATAGGCGGATTAAAACCGGCCCCAACGCCTCCAATCGAATAATATGATCAGACAAGAACAACTCAGCCAATGGTTAGGAGACCGCCAGCGCAAATATGCTGACGGTCTGGTTCTTTTCGGGATTCTTGCTAAAGAGTCTATGAAAAAGAAATACGCAGCTTACCTAGATACAGCTCCGGAAAGTCCACATATTTTTGACCCGCATTTCACCCAGCTTGTCAATTGCCTGTCGAAAATTGACAAGGAAATCAAATATTCTCCTTCACTATATCCTGCCGCTCTTGAGGAAATTGCCGTGGTTAGGACCATAAACGAGAGTGAACGGAAAAAAGTAATCGAAGAAAAACAAGCAAATATCACTTCGCTTGAAATATTAGTCAATGAATTGCAGTCCCGTATTGATGATCTGGAAAATGACAGCGAAAGCCATACCGAAGAACTGGCATCCCTTCAGGAGCAATTTGACGAAAAAATGTCTGAACTATCCGCCTTACGAAACGAATGCGAAACACTGAACACTCCGGGTGTCAAGATTATCACGGAAGAATCACTCAGTCCTTCTATCCGGAAAGCTTACGCACGTATCAAAGAAATAGCACCTTTATATGCAAGTTTGCATAATGATGTGGCCAACCAAGACATACCACCAGAAGAACGACAACCGATAGCCGAAGAACTGTGCAAGCTCGATGATGAACGTCGCAAACTCTGGAAACAGATCGATACCTGGGCGGAAGGGAAAGGTGAACTGCAACTTGAAGAAAAGCGGCCAATACTAAGTGAAAACAGTATTGTACGCGGTTTTGAAATTGCCCGCCAAATCAAGCGTTTGAAAAATAATATAGCCAACAGCAAAGCCGCTTCAGAACGAGCCAAGCAGGACAACAAACAGACTGTCATGCAGAATGCATTGGACCGCATTGAGAAGTATGAGACGGAACTTGCCATACTGGAAGCAGAGATAACAGCAACACAAGGTGAAAAGAGTGCAGGATAACTTTCCACTTGCATTGTGCCCCGGTTCTATCGAGCCATTCATGCACAAAGGAGAATGGGCAATACATGAAGTGTTGCCCTCTCTTTTATCGGATATAGGCCCGGCACACGTAAAAATAGCAACATTCAGTATCTCGGAAGACAGTCTGCGTCCACTTTTCTTCCTTTCAGACGAAAAGAAAATCGAAAGCCTTACTCTTTTGCTGGATACGACCGTAAAACGTCATAAGCTTGATCTATTACTGTTTGCTTCAAATATTAGTCCGAGAATCCGGATTGATTCCTGCCATGCCAAACTATTGCTAGTCGAAAACGAACAATATAAATTTGGAATTGCAGGATCTGCTAACCTTAATCAAAACCACCGATGGGAAAACGGCTTTTATTTCACTTCCGGAAAGCATTTCGAGTATTTCTCAAATATGTTTAATCAAGCGTATGAAGACGCTATCCACTATGAAAGTTTAGAATAATGACTCTGTCCGAAGAAATATTAAAGCAAATAAAAGATATGTCTGCAGCACTTTTACCTCCGGCAGAAATCGCAATACTGCTAGATATCCCGACTGATCAACGTGACTACTTCTGTGATATATGTAAAAATCATTGCAGTTCACCTATATATACCTCCTATCATCAGGGGAGACTTCAGACCAAGCTCAATCTCCGGAAAACAGTTATCAAACTGGCCGTTGCTGGCAGTCCTGCCGCCGAACCTCTTGCTGATAAATACATGAAAGAACAAAGCATCAATGAATAATGCCAAAGAAAGATCCTACATACGAGAGAATCGAACGAGCTTTATACAAAGATAAGGACGAATCGACAACCATCCTTTCCCCCAGGGAAATGGAAATCAAAAAACGTATGATGTTATGTGTCAGTAAAAAAATGGAAGAACCACTTATTCCGGACACTGAGTTGGTAAACTTCCTAATACACGGTTGTGGAGGAAATGCAGAACCGATTTCCAAATCACAAGCCTACCGGGATATCGGTATGATCAACCGGTTAGTCGGAAATATCCAACTAGCTGCAACATCCTGGTACCGGTATATGATTGTAGAAGGTGGTAAGAGGGCTTTTAATATGGCAATGGGCAAAGAAGATGCAAAAGGAGCTGCTGCCGCATTGGATAAAATAGGCAAATATACACGTGCAGATAAAGATGATAATAAATTCGATTATTCACAAATGATTCCTCCGTCATTCGAACCTTCGGACGACGTCACCCTCCTGGAAGGACTTGAAGAGATTGAAAACCTTGAAGAAAAACGGGAAGAGCTGCGCACCCTGTTTAAAGGAATGCTAAGTAAAAGAGCAGTAGACATCAAACCTATTACAGAGGAGGAGAAAGAATGAATCCGCAGAACTCTCCTGCCCTCTCCGCATATGAACTCCGCAGAAAACGAGATGAGGTTGTAGACAAGTTCTTCAATAAGATGCAACGCCATGTCTATCAATGCACATGATGAATATATAGTTGCCTCACGTGGTACCGGAAAATCCGAAGGGATTGACGCACGCATCATTCTCCGCAACGTATGGGAAATGCCGGGTTCTTTAGGCGGCCTAATCTCTCCGAGTTACGCCAAGGCATGGGGAAACACATTACCGGCAATCTGCAAAGCACTTGCTGAGTGGGGATATATACAAGGAATACATTATGTCGTTGGCCACAAAGCTCCAGAAAGCATGGGATTCGCCAAACCGGTACGCCCGGTATTAGGCGATGGCTGGAGCAATGCATTTCATTTTTGGAATGGTACCGTCATGGTAATTCTCTCCTTCAATCAAGGAATGTCCGCAAACTCTATGTCACTCGACTGGGTGATAGGTCCCGAAGCTAAGTTTCTCAATTATGAGAAAATTAAAAGTGAAGTAGATCCCGCCAATCGTGGTAATCGGCAATATTTCGGCAACTGTCCTCATCACCACAGCGTAAGTTACTCAACAGATATGCCGACTGCTTCTATGGGAAAATGGATTCTCGATAAGATAGACGAGATGTCGCCTGCACATATCAATCTAATCAGAACATTGTATCTCAAGCTACAAGAATACAAACGAAAGCCACTCACTGACCATGTAATGCGCATGATCAAAGAATATCAACGCGATTTAGACCTTGCACGGAGATATCAACCTCCTATTAAACCTCTCCCGGGAAAAACAAAGGAATATACCGTCTTCTACGGTGAATATGATGTGTTCGACAATCTGGAAGTACTCGGTGAAGACTTCATTTGGCAGATGTACCGGAACTCGCCTCCTTTGATCTGGCGTACTGCTTTTATGAACGAGCGTTTATTCCGGATCGAAAATTGCTTTTATTCGGCCTTGGATGATGATATTCACTTCTACACGCCTGGCGATAACGGACGTCTCCGGGATTTAGGCAGTAACTGGAGCAAACTAACGACATGTGGTTGTCTGGGCGACGGCGACCTCAACTTTTCAAAGGAGCTTCATCTGGCCTTTGACTCCAATGCATCCATATCCACCGCAGTCGTCGGACAGCTGGATGATCACACGATGCGCGTACTCAAGTCATTTTACGTCAAAACTCCCGGAAAATTGCAAGACCTAGTCAAAATGATAGCCGACTATTACCGTCCGAAGCTTAATCGAGATGTAGTCATCTACTATGACCATACTTTTACATGGGAATCCGGATCTTCTACTGAAACCTATGCAGACATCATCGAACGTGTATTCAAAGAAAACGGATATCATGTCACAATGGTATATGTCGGACAAGCTCCGAAACACGAATGGAAGCACTTAAACATTGACTTAACCTTAAAAGGAGATCCGCAATTTCTTTGGATACAAATAAACCTTCATCAAAACGAATTCCTGAAAATAGCAATGGAACAAACTGGGGTCAAACAGGGAAAGAACGGATTTGAAAAGGATAAAACACCTGAAGGAACACCCGACACACCTGATAATCCGGACGAATATAAAACGCACATCACAGATGCATTTGACACACTATGGCTAGGAATGAATTTCTATTTCACTCTGCCGGGTACACGTGCCGGAGGAATCTTCTTTCTGAATAATAAATAAATAATATACCAATAGCATTCACGCCTCTTCGTGATTCAAGGAACGAAAATCAAATAAATAATACCTATTTTGGGTCCCATTCCGTTTTGCGAGCGTGCGAGCAAAACGGAATGGGTGCCCCTGCACCCTTCCCTTTATAAACGACCTTCATCAGAATAGCTATAATAGCTATGATTACAGATAACCAAATGGTCATCCAAATGTATCTCCATTACTTCAGATGCTTTTTTTATTTTATCCGTCAACCTATTATCTATCATACTCGGCTGTTTATTTCCGCTCGGGTGATTATGCACAACTATTATTCTCGTCGCATTATTCAATACAGCCTGTTTCAATAATAATCTTACATCTACATATGTTCCATCAATGCCGCCACTTGACAACCTTATCTTCTTGATAACTTTAGACCCTTGATTCAGTAACAGTACCCAAAATTCTTCTATCTCCAGTTCACCAATCAGAGGGCACATTATCTTATAAACGTCTTCACTGGATTTCACTACCTGTTTTTCAAATTTACGTTCCTGCATTCTCTTATACAGTTCCACTGCTGCCAACGCCACTCTTTTTCTTCCTGGCGTTAATCCCTCAAACAACATTTCTACGGACAAATCTTCATTGTGACTTAATGCTTCCACGAACTGGGAAACAGCTTGCTCGCTATTCGTTATATTATATATTAGCTCATTATCACTTAGATGTCTGCTCTCTCCTACTATATCAAATAAATTATTCATATTCTTATATCATTAAAGTTCTACCTAAAAAATATCCTCCCAAAACCTCTGCGCCCATATTTTCAAGTGTGCATGAAAAACGTGCATAGCTCGTTCCTTGTGTCAAGATATCATCGAATACAAGTACCTTCTTGTCCTTAAAAAAAGATTCATCAAAATTGATAACTTCTACTTCCTGTACCGCCTTGGCTCCTTTGTATTCATGAATAGCCAACCGTTTTCCTTCTACTGTTATCGCTTGGTAAGCATTCTTACAGCCTGTCAGCCTTGCCACTTCTTCCGCAAAGTTCTTGTAACGTGATTCATTCTTATCTGAAGAACTGGCAGGAATACAGGTAAACGTTATATTCTCACATTCCGCCCCGAACTGTTCCCGTATCTTCTTTGCAATCAATTCTGCCACCGCTAAACTACGTTTCCCATCTTTAAAATCCCAAATCATTTTCCGTACTTTCCATTCTCTTTCATTCGCTTCATACTTGACGGGCAAATAATCAAAAAAGCAATACATAAACTTTGACCACTGTCTTTTCCAACTTTCCGGTACGTTTCTTGTTTTCATAATTATACTGTGTTTATTGTTAATTTATTCTTGAACTTGAAGTCCGGAGGGTGTAAGCCTTTATCCTCTTTCTCCCTACCTGGAGCTTTTTTTTATTCCGTCGCTTTCGCTCGGGGTATGTTTCGCCTTTATGCCGCCCTAGAAGGTGTTTCTTGCAACGACGCCAAGCTTTTATCTTTAAATACAACCCGCAGGCGTGGAGATTTTAAGATAAACTAGACGGCTTGAGCTTTGCATAGGAAAAGAAACATTTACCTTCGCGGAATAAAGTCGGAAAACATACCTCGAAAGAGACATACCTATGAAGTGGCGACAGGCAGAAAAAGGAGAAAGAGACAACAAAACAGAAATACCACTCTGCCCCACCAAAAAGGATGAGAAAAGGGCGTATTCCCGGAAAACGGTTCGGAATGATTAAATTGTTTTAGTTTGCGACAAAAAACAAATAAAGCTTTCCGAACCGTTTTCCGGCATTTTTTTTAATCTCATGTAATTCCCATAACAAAAAATGCAAGAAGCTGTCGTCCAACCAATAAAGGGTTCTCAAGGGGAAAAATTTCCCCTTTATCGGTCAAAAGACCACGCACCGCCCTGAAAAGAAATTTCGACCTAAAGTTTTTCAATTTCCCTTATATGCAGCACCTGTCCCCTCAAAAATCATCACGCTCGTGATACTTGTTTTTCTGCCGTAGGCGTGTCCTTTATGACCTACCAGGTAGCTGATACCTTTGCATAAAAAGAAGGTCATGAACGATATCATTACACAGAATCTACTCACATTCATACTCGGTGGTGGTCTCCTGTCATTCATCACTGGGGTGATTACACTCAAGTACACAAAAAAACAAGCGGAAGCCAAAGCTCTCAGCTCCGTACAAGATGTATATCAGGAACTAATCGCTGACTTGAGAGCCGACAAAGAAGCTATGAAGAAAGAGAGAATAGAAAGCGAAACAAAGTGGGCTACCCGTATAGAAAAGCTAGAAAACAATCAAATAGATCAGGATAAAAAGATAGCGGATAACGAAAACGAAATAGCCGACCTGAAACGATTCAAATGTATAAACCTATTGTGTAACAACCGAAAACAATGAAACATCATGTACACACCCTCATTCTTCTTGCTAGCCTTACTATCACTTGGCTATTGTGTAGTTGCCGTACTACTTATCAAAAAGATCGTAGCGCTCAAGAGCAAAGTAATCTTTCTATCTCAGATTCAACTCTGTACGATAGAACCGGAGATATCTACTCCCGATTCAACTTCAATAAGGAAGAAGCCGATAAAGGTTGGAAGATCAAAGTCAACTTCGACACATCGAAAGCTACAAATCCGGCTACCGGCCTACCCCCGATATCGGATATCGAGATTGAGGGGAGCGAGAAGAATATCAAAACCCTGCTACAAGAAAATGACACTGTACACATATCTGAGAAGCAAAAGACGAAAACTGATATCACGTTTCAGCAAGACAGCAAATTAGAGTCTCACCGAGACGCCGATAATTCCGTCGCAACCGGAATAGACAACGGCATCAAATACGGACTAATCATCGGGATTCCAATAGTATTTATCATCTTAATCTTTATCAATCATGCTAAAAGACAAAAGAATACATCAAAGTAAGATCTGGCAGATAATGGAACGCAGAAAAGACGGAAAGCCTCTTGAATTCTCTATCCAATTCTGCAAAAAAAGCAATGGCGAATTGGTTACTTACGATCGAGCAGTATTAACTTCATTCCATAGCAGCGGAAGCACAATCAATGTATTACCCTGTGGAGAAGTTACCCCCAAAAAGATTCGCCGGTGCCTTGTCACCAAATTCAATAATTTCAAAGTATATTTCTAATGAAACAGCAAAAACTGCAACAGGCACCAGCTAACCTTATTCTGGAAGGATATGATACCTATGCCGTCTTAAAAGGTGGCAATAATGTTATCAAATTCAGTGATAACACCGATATCACCACTGACAAAAACACATCCGCTATTGAAGTTACTCCCAAAGGAAAAGCGGCTCCAATTAAATTTATGCAACGTGGACGAAATAATAATATGCCTTACGACATTATGAAAAAAATAGGGATTAATGTTACCGTAGGAAGCAACATTGAATTCAAGAACAAAGTCGTATTCGGAGACAGCATACTCGTATATCGCAAGTATCGCGATAAGGCTACAAAGAAAATAATAAAAGAAGAAGTCCTCCCGGAGGAACAGCCGGAAATCTTTGAATTCCTCGAAAACAACAACTTCAATTTTATACGTATGGAGTTAGCCAATGACCTTGTTATATTCTATGACGGCTATCTGGAGTATATATTTAACAATGATGATAAATCTCCCCGTATCGTGCAAATCAAAGCAAAAGAGTCTACCTGTTCCCGAATAAGTGAGATTGACGAGAAGACCGGGAAAAGCGAGTGGCACGGTTACTCAGCCGAATGGCATAAAGGAACACCGGAAGATCTTGTCGCCACTCCCCTGCTCGACAGGCAATCTCCATTGCTCGATTTAAAAATAAGAATCGGGCTTGCGCCTAACAACAACGGAAAAACAATAGTAGGCAAAGATCGTAGGTTCATCCACAATCTTCGTATCTCCACTCCAGGACGTTTTTATTACAGCCATCCGTATTGGTGGAGCGTTTTTGCGTCCGGCTGGTATGATTTCTCCAGTGCAATCCCTGTTTTCAAAAAATCACTGATCAAGAATCAAATGGCACTCAGATACATTATCTATATCCAAGAAACCTTTTGGGAGAAGCTATACGCATCAGAAAAGATTGTCAAAGATGATGAAAAGGCAATCCGCAGAGGTAAATTCCTTCAAGACATGAACGACTTCTTAGCCGGCGAAGAAAATGCCGGCAAAGGTTTTATATCCCACTTTCGCTATGACCGTATAAAAGGATTTGAAGATAAAGATATCATTATCACCCCTCTCGAATCATTCTTCAAAGGTGGAGAATACATCGAAGACAGTGAAGAAGTCAGTAACATGATGTGTTACGGAATGGGGGTACACCCCAGCATTATCGGCGCAGCTCCGGGAAAGGGAAAAAGTATCAATGGTACCGAAGCCCGCGAGCTATTCACTATTGAACAGGCACTAATGAAAATGTATCAAGATCTAACTCTGGAACCTCTATACTTTGTCAAGGCTATAAACCAGTGGCCTAAAGACATCTATTTTGCCGTAACTAACTGCCAGTTGACCACACTTGACAAAGGTACGGGAGCAACTAAGAACACAGGTTTAACCCCGGAAACTGAACAAAAATGAATATACTCATCCCCGACATCGAAACTTTTAAAAAGGTAGTCAAAATAAACGCCTCGCTGCCTTATGAGTCTATCGAACCATATATCGAAGACGCATTGGATATCTACATAGAGCCATACATCGGAAAGTCCGTCATCAAAAAAGCAAAAGAATGCCCAGAATCTGAATTATGCGACAGATTACTACGTGCACTCGGCCCATTGACCCTAATGCTTGCTACTGACGAATTAGGTGTCATGTTTGGAGACAGCGGCATCACAGTAAGTAATGTACAAGGGCAACGTTCTCCTGCCAGTGACACAAAAATTGCAGCAGCCAAAGTAAACCTATGCTTCCGGGGAATGCAAGCTCTCGACCGGTTGATATCCTACCTGGAAGAAAACAAGGCGGATTATTCTGACTATGTCGCTGACACTATTTCCCGCTTTTGTTTTATCCGTAATGCGACGGATTTTCAAGATATCGGCATGGTAAATATAGACTACTCCATATTATCTTATCGCATCATGTTCCCTACCATTCGCCAGCTTCAGGAACATAACGTCCGGGAAATGATATCGGACAAAGTATATGAAGCAATGAAAGAAGCATTCTCTAAAAGTAAGGAAACACCCAAACAGAAGATACTTATTGAATATATTATCCGTTATCTTGCCAATAAAACAGCCGAGTTGTACACCTCACAGAAAACAACCGAGCAACGTATATCCGGTAGAAAGATCGAATACTCCCCCACTATCCGACCGATTTATCAAGATCCGTCCGCAAACGGTAACTTCTTCGCCGATCAGGCAACATACTACGCCGGCAAGATACGCTCCTACCTGACAGAAAACGGGACGGAACTTGGAATTGAAACAATATCTCAAGCTATGAACTTCAATTCCAAAGACAAAAAGCTATTTACCTCAATATCATAATATCATGCATACAATACAAATCAATGACGATATTTACAAGATACCGGGAAACTGGGACGAACTAACCCCCAAGCAGCTTCTTTATCTAGTAGCACTTACCCAATCAAATGTACCGGTAGAGCAAGTTAAAGTCTACATGATGCTTTATTGTCTAAAAGCGCACGTATGCCGGCACAAAAAAATATTCAAGGAATATGTCCGTATAAAAATCGGGCAGGAAAGTGAAACTGTCCGTTTCCAGATTCGCAGCCGTCAATACTTTCTCCTTCCGGAAGAAATCAGCCTGCTTGCTGATCAGTTCAACTTTCTGATTCGTAAAGTAGAGAACCGCCTCAATACCTCATTGAAACAATACCTTATTAACCCTGAACTGACAACCAATCCTTATCCAACCCTCCGTTGCCGCTTAAGAAAATTCACCGGCCCGGAAGACCAATTATTCGATATCACCTTTGCACAATTCATGTATCTGCAAACATACCTGGACGCCATGCAATCAGATCCTAAAAAGATCAATCACCTGTTAGCTTGTCTGTGGCATCGTGGAAAAGAGTTCGATATCAATTGTCTGGATAAAGATGCAGCCATTCTGCAACATCTCCCTGAAGATAAAAAAATAACTATGTACTGGTACATTCTAGGAAGTCTCTCCTGCATGGCCGAAGCTTATCCACGAATATTCTCCGGAGAAGGAAAAAGTAACGGTCGTGTATTTGATTCGCAGCTCCGACTACTTGACTCCCTTGCACAATCAGACATGACCAAAAAGCCGGAAATCAGAAAAGGTCTTTTTCTTGATGCCTTGTACGCAATGGACGAATCGATCAGACGTAAAGAGGAAACCGAAGAAAGTCTAAGAAACAGATAAAAGTTTGTTAGTAGCAAACAAATAAACAACAAAAAGTTTGTTAGTAGCAAACTTTTCTGTATATTTGCAGTGTCAAACAAACGCGGGTGACGTCCGCATAAGTTCTTTTATATTATGGAACAATTGTTCGAGGCTATCCTAAAGATAGCAGATGCGAATCCTGACGGATTCACGGTTGACCTCACAACCTTAAAAAAGGTCACAAAAGGTATTTCAGTCGCCTATCTTGAAACCCAAGACTGTTTCGGAGAAGAAGGATTGAAAAGAGTTCTTAATCATGCTTTGATGCACGAAAAGAAAGTCGGTGGATGGCTTAACGAAGAAAACAATCAGTTTTATTTCGACTCCATCAGGATTTTCACTAATCTCGAAGAAGCCAAGCAATTCGGACGTGAAAATGGGCAGATCGCTATTTTCGACATTGGGCAAATGAGACTCATCAAATTGTGATCCGGAGGGGCGAAAGCCCCTCCATTACAAAGTATATTGTATTATTAAATACCCGATTATCAAAACGTAAATTGATGAATTATGAAGAATCTTGAATTACTACCTCTCCCTGCCGAGAGTAAAAAGCGAATAGATGAATTTGCAAGGCAGTATCAGCGCATGGGGCACATCTCCATTGAAGTTGTCTCCTATAATGAAGGCCGGTTAATTGTTCGAGCAGAACAAAAAGATCTGGTAAATGACAAGTTCCTTAGTAAAAAAGAACTGACTGAACGCATCCGTGAAATGTTTAAAGGAGAAATCCCGGACAACTGGAAGCTGACTGTATCTGCCGTAAACTTCGACCGTAAAGACATCGACGGTATTACCGTTGATTGGATAAAAAGACGAATGGAACGCTTGGGATTAAAAAGTAAGCACCTGAGCAACTATACAGGTATTGACAAATGTACCGTATCCTCACTTCTGTCCGGTGACAAAGAGCTGACCAAATGGCACAAGGTAGCGCTATATTACTTTTTTAAATATTACGAAGTAGCCAACTTCTAACTTTCATTTGTAAGCGGAGCAAAAAACTCCGCTTACTTTTTGCCGAATCTGAAAAAGATTATACTTTAGCACCTGCCCAATATCGTTATTAAAACATGAATCCCTTGCCATAGTGTAACCAGATATCTGGTTCCGGTTAATAACACCGGTGGGCGCACTATAGTGAGGGATTCGCCCATTTTCATTATGGAGTTAACACGGATTTTTCACCCTGTAGGCTTCGGTGCTTTCTATACCGAAAAACACGTTGATCCACATACTATGAAATATTTCAATATCGTATACGATTGTGGTACTGTTACTGCTGGAGTTAATTTAGATTTGATGATTCAATCTAGATTCAATAAAGGAGAACAAATTGATATTCTTTTCATATCCCATTTTCATGAAGACCACATTAGCGGAATCCCAAAGCTAATGAAACACTGCAGAATAAAAAGAGTAGTGATACCTTATATTCCCAAAGGCGACAGGGTACTATTCGCATACTCAAATAGAGATTTAGCTGGTTATGAAGAGCTTATCACCAATACTGAGAACTATTTTAGGAATGAAGCAGAAATAATCCGGATACTTCCAGAAGAAGAAAGCGAGGATAACAACAATGAAACCAGAGATGAAGAACTTACAATGCCTAGCGGTAGATCAATTACAGCTACATACATTGGAGTACCGATTGCTGATTGGTGCTTCATTCCATTTAATTATAATTATGCTGCTAAAGTCAAACAATTGCAAGTCGCATTAAAGGCTGAAGGCTTAGATCATTCTAAGCTCGATTCAGTATCTTATATTAAAAACAACTATGATAGAATCAAAAATGTATACAAAAATTTATCTGGAAATATTAATGATACATCCTTAGTGGTCTTCTCTGGAATGCACCTAAATTTCATTCCCTACATTTTTTTTTCTTATCAACCAGGAAGATACGAAATGTATAAAACAGGATTAAATTGCATATACTACGGCGATGTAAATACCGATAAAGACATACTCTATAATAGACTAATGAAACGTTTACAAAATCTCTACGCAACTATCCAAACAATACAAATACCACATCATGGTTCAAAACACAATTTTAGATCGACAATAATAAATCCAGGTTCAATATCTATTGTCTGTACAGACAGTAATCACAAAAAGCAATACCATCCTGATCCAACAGTTATTGTTGATATAGTGAACACAGGTTCTTTTTTACATCAAGTAACAGATAATGTAAACTCCACACTTACCGAACATGGGCACTATTAACCTATTTCCTATTTATATATAAAGATGGCAGAAACTTATAATCAAGAATCAGTCCAAGAGATACTCTCTTGGGCACAGAAAATATTAGAGAATAAAGCCTATCCAAAAGGAAATATTCAACTAAATAAAAGCACTAAAATTCTTGATTGTGGATCCTTCCTAAGCACTATGATACAAATGGTATCAAAGAACTGGGAAAATCCGACATTCAATACAGCGATTGATCAGCTCAGGGAGTTTAAAAAGGCAACCGAATAACGGTTGCTTTTCTATTTATATGAAAGTAAAGTTTCAAAAAAAACGATTTTCATTTTGCGATCTTCATAAGTATTTGTAATTTAGCTGTCGCCAAATAATTATATAAAAATATGAATCCCTTTTCATTGCGTAATCCGTAAAATCGGATTAAGGTCTTTATATAACCTTTTGGCGCGCGGTGATAAGGGATTCGCCATATTTAACCATGAAAAAAGGGACACAGTCAAGTAAACCGATCAAACCTCAAATCAGACCGGGCAGTGGAGTTCAAACCAATGGTGCACCAAAGCCCAAACAGAAGTAAAATGCTCTGCAACCAGTATAAGTACTATTATACAGATCGTAAAAAAGCATATCTTTAAACAACGCCCATACCAAGTAGTCCTTACCCTGATATCTTCCAAGTTAAGGGCTATTTTATTTTCAATAGCCTCCAAATGATCAGCTACAATATTCACATATCGCTTATCACCTCTTATTTTACAAGAACAATAATAATCAATGAAGATATCAATATCTAGTTCGGACGGTTTTTTACCGGGTAGCCAAACTGTATGAATACATATAATTTTCAATATCAAAATACCTAGAACCACAATAGAAGCCAATATACCAATGATAGAAATTAAAACAAGACTTATATTTCCTTCCTGCATATTCAATATCCATCCAAATCCAGTCAGTACAGTAATAATACCTGTTAATAGAATATATGCCCTCTCAGTTATTCTATTAGACACATCCACCACGCCATCCAATTGTTTTTCAGCTTCACTTAAATAGAAGTCAACCGTATTTTTGTCAAGTTCCTTTCGTGTCTGTTCTGATATAATACTTTTCTGTTCCATAGTCTATTTTTGAGCTAAAATACAACATTATTTTAGTACATTCAATTTTATTCCTCTTATCTTTGCACTTGTAACAAATTAAAAACACGTACTATGAATTGTAAACTTGAAAAATTAGAAATCCCGGCTGACCAGCCCTTTTTAAATTGCAAATTAGGTCGAGAAAAGTACGCAGAAGTACTTAAAACTATTATCACTACATATAAAAAAGGATTTGTCTTAGCTATAGACGGCAAATGGGGAACAGGCAAAACCACATTTGTAGAAATGTGGAAAGCATACCTAGAACTAGATAACTTCCAAACATTATACTTTAATGCTTGGGAAAATGACTTTATTTCAGATCCTCTTGTAGGTCTACTTGGTGAACTTAACAAAATAAATTCTTCTAAAAGAACAAAGGACTTAGCATCATCCATGATAAATACAGCGGGAAGAATTGTACTAAAGGCAGTCCCTGCAATGTTCAAGGGAGTAATTAAGAAATATGCAGGAGAAGAAGTAGTTGAGATTCTTTGTGATTGTGCCGAAGAAGGGGCTTCCATGTTGGAAAAAGAAATAGATAATTATGAAAGCCAAAAAGGAAGTCTACTAGAATTTCGAAAAAAGCTCGAAATATTTGTAGATGAAGTTTGCGAAAAGAAACCATTGATATTTATCATAGACGAGCTTGATCGATGTAACCCACATTATGCTGTAAAGGTACTAGAACGAATAAAACATCTTTTCAACATACCTAATATTATATTTGTCTTATCCATAGATAAAGAACAATTAAGCAACTCCATACGCGGATATTACGGAAGTGAATCAATAAATGCCGATGAATATCTTAAAAGATTTATTGATATTGAATATGCTTTACCTGATCCTGATGTAGAGAAGTTCTGTAGCTATTTATATGACTACTATGGCTTCGAAGCATATGAAAGGCCAAGAGGTACTAGAGAAATAGAACAATCTTTTTTGGCTATAGCCAATATTCTCTTTATGCATAAGAATCTATCACTAAGACAAATAGAAAAAATATTTGCTCATATTCGTTTATCTTTGAATATGTATAGACATGACCAAGTCATATATGCTGATTTAATATGTCTATTAACATACCTTCGTATTTGTGAATCCGATTGTTATGCAAAAATAATCCACGAAAGTTATACTATACAAGAACTTACAGATCAATTAGAGAGTATAATTCCAAAACAAATTTTACAGATTAAAGAAAAGTATAGATCTTCTCCTAGTAGACAATTTCATTTCACCATAGCCTTACTATTAAGATGTTATACTTTTAAGTATGAAAATTCCGATGAGAACGATAAACTCTTAACTAGAGATCCTTCTCAACCAAATCTAGTAATCAATTTTAATGTAAAGACGATCAACAAAGAACTTTTGTCTTCAGCTTTAGAATGGACATCTCAACGTAATATAGCAGTACCTTTACATTATTTTACTCAAAGAATTAATCTACTGGAAAATTTTGCGATCTATAATATAGAATAATCACGTTCTTAATTAATATAATTTTCTCAGTCTATATTAAATCTACAAACAAAAGCAGAGCAAAAAAACTCTACTTTTGTTTGTAGATTCCCAAAAAGAATGTACTTTAGCAACTGCCAGAACAAACTAACTCGCGAATTCCTTATGTCGTGCACCCGTAAAATCGGGTGGCTGGGTGGTTCCAGTTGGCACGCGACATAAGGAATTCGTCTATTTATAATATGATATATATAATATTAATCATATCTGTAATTGCTATATTTTTGATTATTGGGTATAAATCTTCATCAAAAAGTACCCCTATCGGAAATAAAAATGATAACACATTAGTAACTATAGATAATGTTTCTTTCTCTAAATGGAAAGAGAAACATGAGGCACAAATAAAGGAAGAAGAAGACCGTCTAAATAACGACTATTACAATAAATATAGATATATTGAATTTGATATAGCAGGAATACATTACCGTACTGCTTTAGCGAAAGAGACTATTTTATCATTAGATATATTATCAGACATCCATTTTATCAAAGAGCCCAATAATCCTTATGACAAATTTGCTATTAAAATAGTACATGATAGAAAAAGGATTGGATATGTACCAGCACATGAATCATCTAAAGTCACACAACTTATTGATAACGAGCAGATCTATAAAATCCAAGTAATTGATTCCGGTAAAGATATTACCTCTGAATATTCAGATGCCATATTCATTACTATTAGAGTCTATTATACACCTACTGATGAAGAAATCAGGATTGAAAAAGAAATAAGAAATAAAGAAATAGAAGAAATTAATCCCCCAAAGCTATTGATGCCTATAGAATATCCTAAATGGATGAACGAGTTAATAGAAGAACTAAAAAAGATATCTGTTGAATCAGAAGAAAAAAAATGGGTGTTAAAAAAGCTACGAGATAACATTCGTAACTCATTAAAATCTTATGAGAAAGCTATTCGAGAAGATAAAGAAATTATCGCCAACAATGCAGAGAAACGATTACAACAATATCGTGAAGAATTACATGAACTTCTTAAATAAAAGCGTTTTCTTTTGGCATTATCGAATATTATCCTCATATTTGTAGTGCCAAATCAAATGATAGATAATCTATCCCGATGAGCAACGGTTAGATGCTCAATACGAAATTGGGCTTTTTTTATGTCCATCAGTTTGCTTCCGATATTAATATTGTTGGCAAATTCATATACGAAATAGTAGAAGTTTATTTATAAAAGAATACGGCTGTCTTTCTTCTCGTTGTATTACAGCTCTTCGGGGTTATACTACATTTGGTTTGGCGACTACGGGAAATTGGCAGCCGTTCGTGTACCATCCAGGTACACGAGAACTTGCCAATAACAGCCAAACCAAATGTAGTATATGAAACAATTAACCCAGGGCACGAACTACGTGCCCTCATTCCGCACAGGAACAGATGTAAACACGCTCCAACAGCGTTACTTCCGTGAACTGAAAAAAGACTGCGCTATCAACTCCGCATCAGACGCCTATTACGTCTCTGCTATCGCCTGTTTTTGTTTGACCTTCATCTTTCCACCAGCCGTGATCGGAGCAATCATCTGTGTCTATCGAGCAAAGAAGTGTCAGAAAGGAGGTCGAAAATGATGTTCTTCATCCACCATGTACAGACTTACAAGAATGTAAACCGCAAGGGGCAGGAAATGTGTGAGTTCGCCCAGGCATACGACCGAATTTTAGTACAAAATGAATGTGCTATGGATTCTCTAAAATGCGAATTTGAAGAAGTTGTCAAGGAACTGAATGACAAATATCCCCATCAAAAAGTTCTCAAGTTTAATGGGCATAATGGAGACTCTTCCGGCGGACAATGGAGTATAAAGTTAGGTGATGATGACAGCAGTCCTGTATGTCATATCTCATACAGTAAAGTACGCGGTCATTATTCTTTTGGAGAAGGATCTCACCTACTGGAGCAGAAAGGAGACCAGCCATGATACCAACAGAAATCAATGGCATCATCCTCACCGATGATTGTATCTCATCAATCAAAACTATCCAAGAAGGAGAAACCTCTTAGATGGAAGCAACACTGGAAAAAGCAATTGACTTAGCTCTTGACATTGATTCTCCGGACATCGATTCTGTCAATCGACTAACACTCATATCTGAAATCAGAATAATTAAAAAGCATATCCAAGCAATAAGTAATATTCAACCTCTAAAAAAATAACATTATGAATAGACATGAAGCTTTACAATTAATAAACAAGTTACTAGATCCGGAAGCAGCAATAGACGAAAAACAACGTGCAGCCGCACAACTTTCTGAATTAATTCGTATCTTGCTTCCCGAATCAGACGAAGAACAAAAATGATATTAACGATAGTAAGCATATCCGGAATAGTACTACTGTGCCTGGCCTTTTTTAAAGCCTCGCACTCTTTTCTAGCAAAAGCATTCTGGATTATATTAATGTTTCTTTTGCTAGGACTACTCCTACTCTTTTAGTCTCCGGTTTTGTCCTTTATAGCCCGCCCGCTGCGGGCTATTTTTGTCTCCATAACCTAAATATCATGCAGTTATGGAGTATGACCATTTCGCTTATGGCGAAGCACTGGCTTCGTCACTCAAAGACATCTCACACAGCCCACAGAAGAAAAGATTCTTCACAGCTTTCGGACTGGAGGACCTGACGGATCTTAACGACAGCCTGTCTTCTGTTGACGGAAACATTCTAATTGCTGTTGATGGTTGCGAATCCGACTCCGAAGACAATGGAGCGGACGCACTCAACGACAAACAAGTCTACTCATTCATCGTCGCCCAAAGTACGGTCTCCGGAAATCCGAACTCTATCAATCAGGCTGCAAAACAATGTAAATGTATATGCAAGCAGATTCGCAACAAACTGCTGAAGGAAGTCGAATATGTAGACCGAAATACACAGATTAATGGCATTGGACCTATCGGTGACAATTTCTATGGCACCGTATTGACTTTCTTTCTGAATGTTCCGGAAGACTATATCATTGACGAAAACTTCTTTCTATAATGGGACTTTATAAACGATTATCAGAAAACAGGAATGAAGTCAGACGGTACAATGCAGCCAGACGAAAAGCCGAGAAGTTCTCCTCATCGCCTTCTTCACGCCTCATTCAAATGGAGACGATTTCAGAAATAGAACGGTTCAACCTGGCTAAAGATGCAGATCGGTCAACTGCGTTTAATAAAGAAATAGAGCAATGGCAAGATTCCGTTTCCAAACAACTCAAAGCCTCTATTGCATCACGTAGTCTACGGATAGCTCGCGAGTTACAGCCCAAAGCATATACAGACAGCTACGGGCTTATCAATCGTCTAGGTTTCTCTTTTCCCAGACATGGTGTCTACATCCACAAGGGAGCCGGGCGTGGGCAAGGCGGTTTCTCCGGTAGCAAATGGAGTTATCTAAAACGAATCAATGGAATTGAAATAAATACAAGCATCATCCGCCATACAAATCACGCCTCACTTGGTAAGCAGAATGAAGGGAACCGGCTCGCATATCATTGGTTCGATCCTGTTATAAAGAACCGGCTTCCGGAACTTGCTGATATCTGTATGCGCTATTTCGATACCATGATTATCGACGCGAGCAAAATATACATAGAAAAATAAAAACAGACCTTATGAACGACCTGAACCGTAGTATAAAAATATTCATCGACGGCACCGAAGCTTCTGCCGGAGTTAAGAAGATAGAAGATGCTATCACGCAATTAGAAAACAAAATATCTTCTCTCGATAAATCAGAATCCGGATATAGCAAGAAATCCAAGACCCTGCAAAAAGAACTGTAGCCCTGAGCCGGAGACCC